GGTGCAGTCTTTAGTGTCATAAGATTTCCTTACCCAAACGCTTGTTTCATTTGACCACCCCTACGACGATCATCTAGTATGCTTTTCTTAGTCATGTTAGCGATTGCAGGAGCCTGTTGTGCTATGATCTGCTTAACGCTTTCATCACCATTAGCGGTAAAGTTAAAGTTCTGATGAATGGTTATGCCACCTGATCCACCAGATGTCTCTACGCCTAGCTTACCATTCTTACCCCTTTTCAAAGGCATGATGGCCTCTGGCCCAGCTTCACCCATTAGACCAGTACGACCAGCAGTCATAGGGAAGGTAGTTGGGCTACCTACGATACCACCATCAGCGTAAGGGACTACTTGACCCTTATTTAAGACCCCGCCCTTAGCAGCTTTGAAGTCCTGTAAAGCGCCACCTACGTCACTCATAAAGGAACCCTCGGTAGCACCCGCACTTACATAGCCACCAAAAGCCCTGACCATTGTTTGAATAACTAACACCCTGTACAAGTGCTTTACAATGTCGTAAGCCATGTCTTTAAAGGCTTGGGCAACAGACTTAGTACCTTCTATGATTGACATGAAGTTAGAGTCAAAAGAAGAGGCTATGGTCTGCCCTACCTTTTTGTGCATGTCTTCTACCTCTTTCAGCATCTTAAGTCTTTTTTCATTCGCAGCAAGGTCTTTAGCAACTAGGGTAATGAACTGGTCAAAACTAGCATTATATTCATCGTCCATAGCTTTTCTGAGTTGGCCCTCCAACTTCATCTGCATTAGTTTTTCGTCCCTTAGTCCTATAAGGGTTTCTTCTTCTCTTTGAGCCATTCGTATAGAGGCAATTTCTTCGGAGAGTTTATCTAAGCCTTTGCCAGTATCCCCCTTGAAGAAATCAGAGGTATCCATTCCCGGAACATCAACAAAAAGAGAGGCCAGAAGTTCTTTCAGTCTAACCCCACTTGTTTCTAACGTGTCGTACTCCGTTTCAAGGGAACGTACAATATCTAAGAGTTTAAACATTTCTTTTTCTGACACTGTAAAATCTTCGGGGCCTCGAATACCGTGTGTCTCTTGATCCTTTACAGCTTGGACACCACTTAGATATGCAATCCTAGCTTTTGTTCCAAGGTCTCTTGCTTCCTTAAGTAACTTTCTGTCTAATATTGCTTGTTCTTCAGGATCGGGAGTCCACTTTAAGAAATCATCCTTTGGAATTTCGGGCAAGTCTGCAAACTTTCTAACGGCGTTTAGGCCATCCATTATACCCTGAACTAACTTCTGAACCTTTAGAACTATGTTTAATGCAAGTTTTTCAAAGAGGCCACTGATAGCGGGTGTAAGGTCTGTAAACAGTACAAATATAGCCCTTACTAAGCCAACAAATACACCGCGTATACGAGCGGAAGTAAAGCCCATAGTATCTTCCATAGCCATTCCAGCGTAAAAGAGGTTTGAAACGATTGCCCAGAACTTAACCTTAGCTGCTAGAACCAACAGTTCAAACTCTAGGATTAGGGCGTCCTTTACATTAGCCATAACGTAGTGAACTTTACCCCATGTCCTAATTAAAGCGTCACCAAGATTGCCTGTTTTCTTAAGTGCATCGTTTACTACAAGGAGTAGTTCACCAAACAAAACCACTATAGCACCAATACCTGTGCTGATAAGACCTGCTCTTATAATTTTAAAGAAGGCTTTAGCTGCTCCACCAGACAATACAAATGAAGCGATAAGTTTAATGCCAAGCAGCGTAATGAGAGATGTTACGTAAGCAATGATCCTTGCAAAGTTGTCAGCCATTGCCCCAAATACTTTACTAACGTCCCTATTAAGGCTACTAAGGGCTTTACCCAGAGCGTCTATCATAGGTCTTAGTGGCTCTAACGCCTTACCAAATTCACTAGCAACGGCCTTAAAATTTATCTCTAAGTTCTTAGCTTCTAAGCTGGCCCTTAGCAGTGCTGTACCTAACGACAGACCAATACCAACAACAGCGCCATAAATTCCCGGCATCAGTCCAGCAAGCTGTGTACCCTGTTGACCAAAGGCAACAAGAGCGTCAGTACCAGATTGAACCTGTACAAAGAAGTCACCTACTTGATAACCTACTTGTTGGCTAACCATACCAAACTTGTTAGTGCTTTTACCAGCCATTCTTTGTGCATTAGACAAGTTCCTAGCGGCTATGGCGGCATTAGATTGTGCGCCAGCGGTACGTCTTACTTGTCGTTCTAAGGTTCTCTGTGCGGGTACAGCACTAGCAACCGTAGCAGACTGTCTTGCGATAGCCCCTGTGGTGGTATTGACACTAGCGTTTAATCTAGTTTCTTCTTGGTTTAAGCGTCTGGACATTCTGGCGTATTGCTGTGCTGAAATACCCCCGCTATTAAATGCCTTATCAAGCATCTGGAAGGCTTTGGCTTGTTGTTGTATCTTGTCGTAGGTTGAAGCTAATGCCGCACCTAAGTCTTTTACTTTTTTCTTTGCACTTATAACGTCAGATAACTCCGCGTTAACGACAAGATTGATTACATCAGCCATTGTTTACCCTCATATAAACCAAGTCTATCTCTATTATAGCTTCTACTTCCCAAGCTGATAGAGGAGTCTCAGTTAATTCTTTCCATGCTTTTATCGTATCGTATGATATTGGGTTAGGGCCGTTAAAGCCACCAATTCTTGAGTTACTTAATGAAATAAAGGCAGACCAGATATGAGACACAAGAGTTGGGAAGTCGGGTCCATCCAATTCTTTGAGTTCCAATCCTGTCTGCCTTTGTACTTGTTCCAAGTGTTCTCTCTCGGTGACACCAGATTCATCACTTTTACTTAGCTTGAAGTTAAACTCTGCAAACTCAGTAAGGTCATAAATTAGCCCTTGGTAAAATCCAGCAAGTCAGTTGACGCCTCTTCAAGCTGATCTTTAATCCAAAACACTTTTTCGTATACTTCTTTAGCTGTCTCAGCGCAGCATTTGGGCTTCTTACCATCGTATGTGATATTCCAAGACTTGGTTGCCTTGACTAACACTTCTAGGGTAGCCTCTTCAATACTTTCTGAAGTAATGTCTGCTTTCTTTTTTCCTTGGACTTGCTTAAGTCTTTTGTTTGTTTGAATATGCACAGCGGCCTTATACTCTTTAGAGTGGGGTGCGTACATAGTGATTGTCATTTCTGACTTGTCATCGTTAAGAAGGGGTTCCAGCGTACTGGGATGTACAAGCACAACGTCTAAGGTGTCGCTGGTGGGGGTAAGGTTCATTAAGTCCATTTGTCAGGTTCCTTGGGTCAGGGTTATGTCGGGTTAATATATAAAATGGGGAGCATCAGACCCGACACCGATGCCCCCCGCCCTAGCTAGCTAGGGATTAGTTAAGTCGGAGTACGCACAATCTTAAGGTTGGTGTCAAGAGTTGTATCGTACAAAGCTGTAAAGCTAAGACTAATTATACGGCTAGTTGGACCATCTACACCCACATCGGCAGAGTTGATCTTGACACGGGGAAAAGTAAATAAGTAAGAGTTAGGAGCACTCTCGGAGTCTGTAACCGACACTGAGATAGCTGATTCTGTCTCATTAAGGAAACGGTTAATCAGGGTAGCATCATCAAAGTATGCGGAGAATGAACCTGTTACTTCTGCACGACCAACTTCAAGTGCTGGGGTCTCATCAGAGCCAACAACAAAGGTAGGTGCAAACGAGTTAGATACGTTGAAGTCAATCTGAGTAATGATTGCAGAGGCTGCAAGGCCAGCTACATTGTCACCAATCTTTAAGTCACCTGAGTAAGCATCGAAGGGGGAGTTAACGCTTGCTGCGTCCTGTGTCTTCTCTGTGGCACCAATAGTCATACCTTTACCGACCATACCAAAGGTAGTAGTTACCATTTGGTTAGGAGCAATAGAGATACCCATAGTGGAAACAGTTTGACCTGTAAACAAACGAGCCTGATCAATGTCAGCAGAGTAGTCTTCAATGGAGAAGTACTTAGGTGTTGTAGCAACTACAAGTTCCCCCGCTACCCCACTTTTACCAGTATCGGCCCAAGAATCAAGCATTACTGATTCAAGAAAGGGGTCGAAGTCTCCACCACGAAGGTCGGCTACAATGTCACCAGCAGACTGTTTGTTACCGTGACGTTCATGGCGAGGCATACGGTCAGCTTGGATATCAGTACCAGCAACCAAGTCTTTAGTTAAGTTAAGACCATGTGAAGTGAATGGGATGTTCTGGAAGTTACCAGAAGGGGTAGTTCCGAATGTGGACTCAGTGATATAGCTTAGGCTAGATCGTGAACCCTGTGCGAAGGTAGGCATGTGTTATTCTCCTAATTGTATATGTACCAGCCGATATTAATCGGTATGTAGTACCAAGGTGTATCCAAGAAGCCTTGTTGTCTTTCGGCATAGTCTATTGATACGTTAAAGTTGTTTAGTGATACGTCTGTGGCAGCTTCAAAGTTCTCTATTACAGTGTTAGCGATACCATCAGCAGTTGCTGGGCCATTACCCTCTGGACAGTACACAGTGACTGAGTATAAACCTTTATATAGTTGAGAAGGGTTTAAGCCTCTTACAGCAGGTACACGTGTGACAGGAATATAGCTAGACTTAATGAAGCTAGTACCAGTTGTAGGGTCGTAGGGTACATTGTCGAAGGCTATTGGAGGTATGCCAGCTATGTTAGCTAACTTACTTTCCAAAGCGGCTCTAATGTCTGAATGAATACTAGCCAAACTTTATCCTAACATTCTCAAAGACTTTATGGGCAGGGACATTATTCTCAATAGACCCGTTTTCTACTTCCCTTACGTGGGGAGACCTATTCCTAAGCACAAAGCCATCAATCTTATCTTTACCCAAAGCAGTTATGTCGCTGTATAGTTGATCTAGGGCTATCATTTTGTGAGACTCTGGGTTAGGCGACCTTTCTTTAGCGTTTCTCGCGTCTGAAGACCTACTACGTCCACCACCTTCACCACGGGCTTTGATGGAAAATGACTCTACATATGCACCAGAGTAGACAGGAGAAATCATAACGGTGTAATCAGCTATTTGTTTAGCCTTAACCTTAAGACCCCTACTAACTGTACTATCTATCCTACCCCTAATGTCACTAAAGGTTTTCTGTATACTCATTATTCCCTCACATCACAGATGTAACATATTGCAATACCATTAGAGAAGATAGTAACAACAGAAAGAATATTAACTGTGTCTCCATTGCCTGTTATCTGATCCTCATCATCTGGCACTACAGCTAGGCTAGAAGCGGAAATAAGGCACTTACGAGTACCTCTGCGTATCTCATCAATGTTACCAGCTATACCATTATCATAGTTGTAGAAGTAACCAGTAAAGGAGTAGTTAGTAGTCGCTGATCCAGTAACAGTACCATTGGCAGGATCATACGTGCCAGAGGTAGTCACCTTATTAAGTGTAAGGGGTTCACCAAACCTATTAACTAAGTTCAGTAAGTCATATGGTCTAAACGACATGTTAACCTACCTTAGTCATACGATGAGTTGTAGTCTTCACCATTATAGCTTGGTGGGTTCTTAAACCTGTCTCTGCGGAAAGAAGGCTTTATACGATCAGTATTCTCTCTCACAGCCTGTACGGAGGTCTTAGAGATACCACCAGCGTAGATGCCTATGTTACCACCAGCAGTCTTAGCTTGGTACTCTAAGGTGTCTGCCAGTGACATATACTGTTTAGCTAGGTCAGAATAGTCAGCACTTAAAGCACCGTCTAAAGCTGTTGTTACCTGTCTTGAGTACTTAGAGGCGATAGTCCTAGCTGACCAACTAGCAGTATGATAAATAGAGTTACCGTTCTGGCCTAAACCAAAGGTTACTTCTTCATCTTGTAGCTGTTGGTCAGCAGTGTCAGTATCACCTACTAGGAGCCTAACAGAGTTAAGACGTTGGGCTGCATCTGCCGTTCCAAGATTTGTTGGGTCATATGTCCACCCCATCGTCTACTCCTGCTTTAGTCTTTTAAAATACTGTCTCTAATCTCAAAGAAAGTCTCTTCAATCCAGTTGTTGTTTCGCAAGTAACTTCTCAGTAGTGCGCGTTGCTTTGCGTCTATCTTAGATTGCTTAACTTTCTTTTCATTATACTCTTTAGTACTGTTAGTGTTAGCTTTTACTTCTGCATTTAGAAGTCCTATCAGCTTGTCTAGTTGGGGGCCAGTTAGTTCACTTAGCCTATCTCCAACTTTAGCTTGCTTCTCTAATGCTCTATTGTGGTGGATAAAGCCTTGAACATACAAACTAGCTACAGCATCTGATCCTATGCCACGATTTAACCAGTTATAGTGGTCTTGGGTTTCCCACTGTTTACCGTCTGAGGTAAATGGTCTCTTTACGAAAACAGGCCAGTCTATCTGCCAGCCAAGGTATGAAGGGTGAGTGTAATTAAACATGTCGGGGTATCCTATGTTGGGTAAGGCAGGGGGCACCTAAGCCCCTCACCAAGGTACATTTATTGTACGATGTCTTTAAAGAAGTAGCCCAAGTCTGCGCCAACAACTTTCATGTCGTAAGACATTTTAACTTGGATATGCTCAGCGATTTGCTGACGCTTCAGTGCATCATCCGAGAAGGATTCAACAGTGATACCCAAGTTGTTTGCGCCGGGAATGTTGTTCCAAGCGAATGTCATACCAGCAGCAGGGGTCATAAGACCAGCACTTGAAGGTGTGTGACACAACAGAGCATGTTTACCACCGATAAAGGCGTTGGCTTCAGCAGCACCCTCAACAGCAGTGTTATTGACAGCTTCCATGACGAAGAAGTTCTCTACTTCAAAGATTTCAGCCAACTTAGCGTCTGTAATCAACGCTGGGTTAGTTACGGTAGAACCACCATTCAAACGTGCCAGAATGTCTGGGTGATTGATGAGTTCGTCCCGTGTTACCTTACCAACAACCATAGTGTTTGGCTTGTAGCCGCCCGACTTGAGTTGCATTGCACGACGAGCATCAGTTACGTCAGTGATAGG